CTATCGGTGGAGGTGGTGGAGCTACTGGTGGAGGAACTGAAGCTATTTTTCACGAAAATGAGAATCAGATGGATCAAGACTATACAATCGGTGATGGCACAGCTAATATAAATGCAGGAGTTTTTGGGCCACTAACAATTAATGCGACTTTAACAATTCCAAGTACTTCTGTTTTATCTATTGTTTAATTATGGCTTTTATACTTGACGGAACAACAGGAATAGCAACAGTTGACGGAAGTGTATCTGCACCAAGTCAACGTGGGCAGGATACTAATAGTGGAATATCTTATGCAGCAGATAGTATAAAATTTTCAACCAATGGTGTTGAAAGAATGGCTATTACAAATAGCGGCGTTACTGGCACTGGTTTGGGAGGTGGTCCAGTTAAACAAGTTAAAACAGCTTTCAAAACTGATACGAGTTCTCACACTGGAAATACCTTTGGGGCAATATCAGGACTCAGCGTAAGTTTGGCTAAAACCAATGCCGCAAATAAATTATTGGCATTTATAGACATCAACGGCGGTAGAGACGGTACAATTTTTATGCAATTTAGACTTTATCAAGATGGCTCAGATATATCTTCTACAATAAATTCTGCTGGTGGTAGTTTTGCATCATTTATAAACTGGTATAGTGACAACTCAAACGGAAATCATGGGGCTGGCGATAATGCAAATATAAATGCTTCAACTATATTTGATGGTCCTAATGATACAAACTCTCATACATATCAAATATATGGTTCTTCAAGATCAAGTGGAAGGGTTATTTATGTAAATAGAAGGGGTGCTGGAACAAGTTATTCTGGAACATCTTGCTTAACCATTTTTGAGGTAGAACCATAATGCCACTAGATCACGAAGCCATTTATAAAAGTCATCCAACAGTTGTTACTATTCACGATTCTGAAGGTGCTTTTGATAAAGATGGTAACAAAGTTTCTTTAGTTCAATCTGATATAGATACTGCAAGAGTTACATTAGACGCTGAAGCGGCAGCAATAGCTTATCAATCTACAAGAGAACCTTTATACCCATCTTTAGGAGACTTCGCAGATGCAATGTACTGGAATAGTAAGGGAGACTCAACTAAACTAGAAGCATATTATGCTGCCTGTGAAAAGGTAAAAACTGACAACCCAAAACCTAGTTAACCATGGCAAGTATAAAACTAAAACACGCATCAGGTAATAGCACCATTTTAAATAGTCCAGCATCTAATCCCAGTGCTGATGTGACTTTAAAATTACCATCTACTACTGGATCGGCTGGTCAGGTTTTAAAAGTAGCAAGTGCAAACCACAGTGCTACAAACGCAGAACTTGAGTTTGCGGCTGCTGCTGGAATAACAATGGCAGATACTTGGTATGTTTCAAGTAGTTTTACTGGCAGTGCTACTCCAATCTCTTCGAATTGGTCACAATATACGAGTCATAATACAGGAACTATAGGCACTGGTATGAGTCAAAGTTCTGGAGTATTTACATTTCCGTCAACAGGTATTTATGAAATGCTATGGTTTGCTCAATTTTTTCGTAATGGTGGACAAGTTAATTACGCCAAAGTTTATCAACAAGTAACAACTAATAATAATACATTCACGAGTGTTCCAGCTCCTTATGCAAGTGTTAACAGTGGGGACTCAAGTGGCTTTTGGTATGCAAATATGACTTCCTCTCATATATTAGATGTTACTGATGTAGGTAATGTAAAAATTAGATTTTCTGCTGATCTTGAGAGTAGTGCTTGTGCTGTAGAACAACTTACAGTTCAATTTGTACGTTTAGGAGATACATAATGAAAGCAAACGGAACACCAGATCACATAGAAGATTATCTTATTACTGTTCGAACAGGGCAATGGTTTGGCTTTAGTGACCCGAACAATAAAACTTATGCAAATTTAGTTGTTTTAGATGGTGGAACAAAACCTACAGAAAAAGAATGTACAGATGGACTTGCTGCAATGCAAACTGCATGGGACTTAGAGAATGATTCATATAAATCAAAAAGAAGAGAATCTTACGATAGTTTGGCTAACCAATTAGATATGTTGTACAAGGATATTCTTGCAGGTAAACTAGATACAACTGGAACGTGGGCTACCCACATCAAAGCGGTTAAAGACGCTAACCCAAAACCTAGTTAATTATGTCAAAGATAAAAGTCAACAGTTTAGAAGGAGTCGGTGCAAGCACACCAGCAATCAGTATTGATAACACTTCTGGAGCGTGTGCTGCAAACATAACATCTCTTAATGGTGGTCAATTTAGTAATAGAAACGTGATAATAAATGGAGCTTGTCAGGTAGCACAAAGATCAAACCTAACAACTGCTCAAGCAGGGTATGGTGCTGTTGATCGTTTTTCAGTAGTCTCAGGCGGAGCTTCAAGATTTACTCTTTCAAAGGGTGATGGGCCAGGTGCTCAGTATGGGTTGCCTTCAGCTTTGAAATTTACAACAACAACCGCTGATAATGCAGGTGATGCTACAGATTATATGTATCTTGATACAAGATTAGAAGGTCAAGATATGCAAAGATTTCAAAAAGGTTCATCAGATGCGAAACAATATACTTTGCAGTTTTGGATAAAATTAGCAATACAAGGAACTTATGTTGTTCAATTATTTGATGTTGATAATAGCAGACACGTTGTTGCGAACTATACAGTTAGTACACCCAATACTTGGGAGAAAAAAATTATAACTTTTCCTGCTGACACATCAGGTACTTTAGATAATGATAATGCAAAAAGTTTTGAAGTTAGATGGCATTTTATGGGAGGTAGTAATTATAGGAGTGGTACTCAACAAACTACATGGGGATCTATTGTTGCTGGAAATATGTTAGCTGGCATGGGTAATGCTGTTAGTGCAACAGGAGATAATTTTATTACTGGTATGCAGCTAGAAGTAGGCAGCGTGGCAACAGATTTTGAGCATAGGTCATTCGGTCAGGAGCTTGCTTTATGTCAGAGGTATTTTCAAAAATATACAGGTGTTGCCAATCGTATCTATATTGTAAACGTTTATAGAGTACAACATCCGTTACCAGTGCAAATGAGAGCTAACCCTACAGTTACAAAATCATACGGAACAAGCACTAATCTAGCAACTGACAATACATCTGCGTATACAAAATCGTTAAACTGGGATTTACAATATACTGGTGCAGGCAGTGGAATTATAGATATAATTAGTGGAACACTCACTCTAGATGCTGAAATCTAATTATGACTTACACTTATAAATTAATTAACGATACTCTCACAGGAAATCCTATTGATTTTATTTTGAGAAACGAAGACAAGGCACAAATTCCAAAAGACGAAGCAAACACCGACTACCAAGAGTACCTATTGTGGGTAGCAGAGGGAAACACAGCCGAAGCTGCTGATTAATTAATCTTCTCTTGCATTTGTCTTGTCATTATTCCCATAGTGACGTAGAGAGGGGATAGAGCTACAATAAGCAGTAATACAAGCACACTTGAAAAAGATAGTGCTTTCAAAATTGCAAATTTAATCATTTTTCTATGCTAAATCGGATCTGTCAGGTTTTGAGTATCATCTCATTCATAATGGTAGCTTCCATGAGTGGTGGAGCGTATTTAGGTTACAAGTATGTAACTTCAGAACAGTTTAAATCAAGAGTTATGAACGAAATTCTTGGTAATGTTCAAGGAATGATGCCTAAAGTATTAGACAACGCAATGCCTGATATATCTGGCCCATCTATTCCTATTCCTAAAAAATGAACTGCTGGCATTGTAAAACAGAACTTATCTGGGGTGGAGATCACGATATGGATGGCGAAGATTATCCACTAAGATCTGGAGAATACAGCATGATAACTAATCTTTCTTGTCCTAAATGTAATTCTTTTGTAGAAGTTTACCTTCCTAGAGATGCCTACGATTGAAATACCTGATATTCAAATTCGTGAGATATATATTCCAGACGTTCCAGAAATATATAGTCCGCATTATATTCAAGTAACTAAACCACCTGAAATTGATGTTCCTGGTTGTACTTATCAGCATCGAGACATAAAAAATACAGGTAATCGTAATTTATTATTGGAAGATCCAAATGGTGTATTTACAACGTGCGATTTTCCGTTTCCTAGCTTTATTCCTCTTGATTATACACCTGAGAATCTTGTCATTACAGAAGAAGCACCTGTCAGTAACGATCCACCTCCATTACCAGAGACAGAGCAGCCAAAGATTCCTGACTTACCACCTGAGCCTCCACCAGATTTTACTCCTTGTCCTGGTAAAAATGACCAGCGAGTAGGGGATTTTCGTAACGATAAAAAATTAGAACGTGTTATTGGGCATGAAAGAGGGCAAGATGGAAGTGAGTGCATAACTCTTTATGAAGCAGTTGAGTGGAAAGAACAATACATTCCTTCTGCTCCACAGTTTGTTGGGGTTTTTAGCCTTGCTTTGGTTGGTGCTTCTGCACCATTGGTACTTCAGCTTGTCCGTCCCCTAGTGAAGCAAATCGTGACAAAGCTAACAAAAAAGAAAAAAAAGGAATAAATTTGATATAATAAAGATGGCTACACTTTTAGCTAATTGCAACACAAGAAATAGGTAAGTTTTGTTGGAAGGGGCTTACCTATTTTTTTATGTTTTGTTGTAAAATAAAAAAACCCTATTCGACAAGGCAATGGATAGGGGGTCTAGGTAGACAAGTTTCAACCCGTGCTTGTCTACTGCAAATTTAATGTATAATAGATATAAGTAGAAGGATTTGTTCCCCTTGAGAGGTTCTAGGCTCTCTCTTAATGCCCACAGCAAACACTCACTAGGCAAGGCCGTTTCATTTTCTTTTACTGTTTTAATTTGTGAGTATGTGGGATAACTTGATTCGGTGGGATAGTAACAACAATATCTTCACAGGTGACAGCACTAGGAGTATTAGGTTTGAAAGTAACACCTAACTTTGTCTGTTTTGCACACATCTCCAAACGATAGAGACTGATTTCCATTTTAGTTTTCTTTATCAATAACTTTTGAGCTTCGATATTTACTGCACTTGCTTCATGACAAAGGGCTGGTGACTTTCCCAATGGAATATTTATTTGAGCCGAAATTCCATAATTTAAATTAAAGTTTTCTTTCTCAAATCTAGGAGTTTCTTGAATATATTTTATCTCACCAGTATTCTCGTCATATATATTTTGTCTGGTAACAGTTTCTCTGGGTAAAGAAAATGTATGAGAATCGGTTACATAAGGTGTAATAGTTAGGCTAGGAGAAGCACAGACAATACCCTGACTCATCCTAAAAGAAGGCATACTCGATGGCGTGATCATCGTGGCATTGTTGTTAACGACCCCTTGTGCATTACTACTTGGCGAGGCTACTGTAGTGTTTGCAAGGGTTTTGACGGGAGAAAGAAATAAAATTACTGCCCAAAGGTAGTTGTAGTTTCTACTGTGGTTGTTGTATTTATTGTTCTTGTTATTGTCGTTACTGTGTCTAGTCCTGGAGTTATTAAAGTTTCTTGGAGAGAAAAGGCTGATCCTGGAGTTACTACTTTCCATCTTGGAACTGCTTCTAAGTTTGGTGAAGTCCAACTGAAACTTACCCCTCCAACAGTTTGTTCTGTGAGAGTTGTAGCTGTAGGGTTGATGTATCCATTAAGATCTGATGATTCAATGTTGTGTCCTGATGCGGAATAAGAATAGCCTGTTCGATACTGATGGCTAGTTATTACCTCATTTACTACAGATTCTGATGTGCTTGAAGTTTGAGAACTTCCAGATCGGAATTGAGGCACTACGGGGACTGCTAATGTCCTTAAAGGTAATGCTAATAAAACTAAGAGCCAAAGTCTAGTCAATCGTAATACGGACAGTAGTAGAACCGATACAACTTGTTCCGCTACCTCCTGCTGTACAAGTATGAATTCCTGATGAAACAGATGTTAGTGCCAAGTTTCCTGCTGTTCCTCCTGAGATAACAGTAGTCTGACCACCAAGCACAGGAAGACTTGCTATACCGCTTGATGGAGTAATTGCAGTTTGTGTTCCGTCACCAGCTTGGTATGACTCGGAAAGCGAAAAGCTTGATCCAGCAGTTGTTACTGTTTTATTTGTATGTATTGCATTAGGTGCACCATTATTTCCAAAGCTTCCAAGATTTAAACCACCTATCGCATTTGTCACCACACTATCTCCTGTTCCTGTTGAAGTTGTAATATTATTTCCGCTTATGCTGTAGCTTGATGGGGCTGCATTAGTAATTACATAAGGCGAATCAATAGAAATTTGTGCAGAAGTTACAAATTCTTGTTTGATATTAGCGTAGACAGGTGTTGTTACTAGCAATAATAACGGAAGTAGCTTTTTCATTTTTTGGATTTAGGGTCGATTACTTCAGCACCTTCTATTTTAATAGGTGTTACTACCCTTATAGTCTGAACCATACCTCCATTTTCTGCAACTTTACTGTCTTTCTCACTACGTTTCTTTGATCCTTCAAGACCAAAAGTTGCTAATGCACCTGTTAGCAAACTTGCAGGAAAAGTTATATCTTTTGGTTCTGAACTGTACCCTGGGATCGAGATATAGTTCAGAGTTACTATGAATCCACTCCAAACGACAACACCTAATCTGACAAAAAGGCTAATAATTGCTAGTTGCTCTTCTTTGTCATCTAAACCTTCCTTAAGTTTTTGAAAGGCATTTTTTTTCTTTTCTTCAACCATGAGACAAAATTTTAGGCATACTAAACATAACTATAGCTTAAATTTATGCCTGAGATATATGCAGCCTTAATAGGAGCAGCAGCTACGACCTTTGTCATGGTTTTATCGAACATAAGTAATAGAAGAGATAGAGATATTGTTGAATTATTTAGCCGAATAAATAGATTAGAAAGAGCCGTAAGTCGTATGGAAGGTCAAAAAGACTAATCTTTGGTATGTTTGGGTAAGAACATATATCTTTTTTATGTACAAAATTTTAAAACCGATCTTAATGACCTTTTTAACAACAACTGCTGTTAAAAGGTTAGTTATAGATTTATTAAAATCAATTGCGAAGCAAACTACCAATACTTTGGATGATAGAGCGGTTGCAATGCTAGAAAGCCAGCTTTTTCCTCCATCAATAAAATGAAAATTACTAAATTCCTCAATATTGACATAGAGCCAGCACCTCCAGAAATGGAACTACAGATTGAAATGCAATGTAGAGAAATTATGCAAGCTAACGATTTAGATAATGTAAAAAGATATTGCACACATATGGTTAGAAAAAAGTTTGATCAAGATATTTTTATGGCATCTTTATTAAACAGACTTATAGAATTAGAAGCGGATCGAGTTGTTCAGCAGATGAGGAAGGAAAAAAGAAAACCAACTAATCCTATCAAGAAGTTCTTTCGTATTCGTTAATCTCTTCATCAGTAAAATCTCTGATAAATAATTTATCTATCTTGTCAATTTCATAATTATATTTAAGTATTGCGGTTCTTATATGCTCTGTAACCCAACGACCTTCATCATAAACCACTTGAGCTTTACCATTTTCTTTAATGAAGACATAATGATCCTGACCTTTCATTTGTATTTCTAAAAAGTTTCTTTCTAAATTTTTACGTCTTATTTGTTTAAGTTTGCGTAATTTTTCAACTGATTTTCTAACTGGTTTCATTTGAAATAAAGATCATGAACACGTTGAAGTGGGATTGCAGCTACAGC